CCTGGTATTCTAAAGAATACTGAGGGCGCAGAAGACTGCCGCCCCTTCGGGCGGCATCTGCGCCCAGATCTGATGGAAAACAGCCGGAACGACCGCAAAGCACGAAAAAATCGACGGGATGGCCCGCTGCTTCCGGCAAACTCCACCGAAACACCTCGGCGTCACCGTGGCCCACTAGACTCAAAACTTTTCGCTCGGTAAAAAAGGGACATGGGTGGACCGAGCCAAACCGAGGAGATCAGCGCAGAACCTGACGGGCTCGCCCTGCAGACCATCCCCGAGCGCCTGGCCCGCGGCAAGGACATGATCGCCCGCACCGCCGAGAACATCGCGCCAGAAAAGCGCAAGGCCATCGAGGACTGCCTCCGCAAGGGCCAGGGCATCGTCCGCACAGCCATCGAGACCTCCGCCGGCACCAGCACCGTAACCGTCATCCGCGACCAGCTCCTTGAACGCGAACCCGAGCTGTTCAAGCGCCAGATGCTCGGCACCATCCACGCCCTGGCCAACAAGACCGCCGCCACCATCGAACGCGGCCTCACCCAGCTCGAGCAGCAGGAAATCAAGGCAGGGCAGATACCGGGGTTATCCGTGGCGCTGGGGATACTGCTCGACAAGTCGCAGGTTTTGGCCGGCGAACCGGCCGTTTCCGTCGTCGAGCACCGCCTGAAGGTTGACCCCGACGCCGTCAGGGACGCCTTATTGAGACTGACGCAGCGGCCCGAAAGTGACGTCATTAACGTAACTGCCACGTCATCAGCAAGTTCCGAGGTCACCGTCGGACAATAGTCATTATGTTAAGTAGCTCCATAACTCGCTGTAGGCCAGCGACTTACCTCGGTTTTAGGGGATTTTCGGCCGACCCAGGCGCCGCCAGCCAGGGGGGCGGGGGGGGTGGCCCGGCCGCCGGCGCGCCGGCGACGCGACGGGTTCCATCTCCCCAAAATTTTTCCCAAAATGCCCATGATCCGCGAGCTTGAGTTGGCCCCGAAGTTCGGACTGAGCCGTGCCGACCTGGCGGTGAAGCGCCGGCAGTTGGTGGAGGGCGAGCACTGGCTGAAGGAGGGCCGGCCGAAGGCGATCTGGTGGACGCAGAAGGGCCTGGACGCGCTTGGCCTGGCGGTGGGGGTGCCGGAGGCTCCGAAAGCGCCGGAAGCGGGCCAGGCGGCGGCGGTGGGCCACCGGATCCCTGACGACCAGATCCCGCGGGGTCCGCAGAACGGGCTGATCCTGGAGCATGGCCGGCCGGGGTGGTGGACGGCGGACGAGGCCTTGGTGGTGAGCAACGTGTTCGCGAACCGGAAGGCGATCCTGGTGGAGTTCGAGGGCAGGCAGGTGATCTGCCGGGTGAAGGATGCGACGAACTTTCACCCGCGGATGGTGATCCCGGTGCGCAAGTACGGCAACATCGTGCTGGCGGCGAGGCAGCCGCGGTTCCCTGGGAAGTGGTGACCGCCATGAACGACGACGAGGGCAAGGCTCGGGTGATCGTGGCGGCGGTGGGCGTGAGCCTGATCGTGAGCGGGGGCGTGGCCTGGGACCTGTGGGCGATGCGGTTCACGGCGGTGGCGCTGGTGGTGACGGGCGCACTGTTGTTCATGGCGGCCTCGAGTGCGCCGGAGGGCGACGACGAGTGAGCGCGGTGCTGCAGGCGGAGCCGGCGCAGGCCGCGGCCGGGTTCAAACCGACGCCTCATCCGGTGATGACGGCGCCGAGCGAGGATGACCTGCGTGCGCTGATCGCGGAGAAGGGGATCGACTACGTGACGCACTGGATGCGGCTGCGCGAAGAGGCGATCATCCGCGAGCAGCGCGACCCGTACCGCAACGGCTACGAGCCGAAGCACTGGAAGGAGGCGGACAAGCTGCTGCTGAAGCACCGCGAATTGCTCATCAACGGCGGCAACCGCGCCGGCAAGACGGAGTACGCGGCGAAGAGGGTGGTGAACCTGCTGGTGGCCAACAAGGCGGCGCGGGTCTGGTGCCTGCACACGACCGAGATGTCGTCGATTCAGATGCAGCAGAACGTGATCTTCAAGTACCTGCCGCCCGAGTGGCAGAGGCTGCGGAAGACGAAGATCACGAACGTGGCCTACACGCAGAAGAACGGGTTCTCGGACAAGACGTTCGTGCTGCCGAACGGCAGCCAGTGCTTTTTCCTTAACTACAGCCAGGACCGGAAGGTCATTGAGGGCGGCGAGCTGGACATGATCTGGTGCGACGAGCTGGTGCCGCTGGACTGGATCGAGACGCTGCGCTACCGCCTGGTGACCCGTAACGGTTTATTCCTGCTGACTTTCACGCCGGTGACCGGGTTCACGCCCGCGGTGAAGGAGTTCATCGCCGGCTGCAGGTTCCAGTTGGCGCTGAAGAGCGAGCTATTGGCCGACACGGTGAACGTGCCGGGCCTTCCGAAGGGCACGATGCCGTACACTGCGCTCTGCCACGGGCAGAAGCGCGGGGCGATCATCTGGTTTCACTCGGCGCTGAACCCGTACAGCGACTGGAACAACATGAAGGCAGCTCTGGCCGGCCGCGGAGCCTACGAGATCAAGATCCGCGCCTACGGCTGGGCGGACGCGCTCCAGGGCAGCCAGTTCCCGCTGTTCTCGGACGCGAACGTCGTGCCGCCGGAGAGGGTGCCGGACAAGGGGACCAACTACATGGTGGTGGACCCGGCCGGCTCAAGGAACTGGTTCATGCTGTGGCTGCGGGTGGACGAGAACGGCAAGCGGTGGATCTACCGCGAGTGGCCGGACATGTCGGTCGGTGAGTGGGCGCTGCCGGGCGACAAGGCGGACGGCAAGATCGGCATCGGGCAGAGGAACGGCGCCGGGCGCGGCATCTCGGGCTACCGCGAGCTGATCCGCGAGCTTGAGGGCAAGGAGGTGATGTTCGCCCGCTACATCGACCCGCGGGCCGGCGGCACGAAGGCGGCGAGCCAGGACGGAGGGACCTCGCTGGTGGAGCTGTTGGCCACGGACAACGATTCGGAGGCCGGCGACCCAGGCATGCACTTCGAGCCTGCGGCGGGCCGCGGGATCGACGAGGGCATCGGCATCATCAACGACTGGCTCGCCTGGAATCCGAACGAGCCGCGTGGGCCGGAGAACGAGCCGAAGGTGTTCGTCTCACGCGACTGCCAGAACCTGATTTATTCGCTGAAGGAGTGGACGGGCGCGGACGGGGACAAGGGCGCGACCAAGGACCCGATAGACTGCCTGCGCTACCTGGCCGTCATGGACCCGCAGCACCACAACTCGCGCAGCTTCGCCGCGGTGGGCGGCGGCTCTTACTGATGAAAGCCTCGGACTACCCTCTCCTCATCACGCGCAAGCAGGCCAGCGACCTGACCGGGCTGGACGAAAAGTACTTCGACCGGCTCCGGCATGAGAACCGGCTGCGCACGTACCGCACGCTCGGCGGCCTGCACCGCTTCTACCGCGACGAGGTGCTCGAGCACATCGGCGTCACCTTCAACACCACCAAACCAACATGAGCTACAGCTACAAATCCATCCCCGGCAACCCCACGGCCGACCAGCTGGTCGAGGCCGGCGACAAGCCGGACGTCAACTACCTGAACTTCGAGTTCAAGCGCAGCCTCTACACGGGCAACAACGTCACCCGCGTCGACAACAACGACGCGGTGCGGTACTGCAAATGGTCGGGCCAGACCGACGACGGCAAGAAGTGGTCGTCAGAGCGGCCGGACGGCGAGCAGGTGTTCCCGTTCGAGGGAGCCTCGGACGTGCGCGTGCGCCTGGTTGATTCAACCATCAACGAGATCGTGGCCACGCTGACGACCGCCTTTGAGCGCGGCTCGCTGAAGGTGTCCGGCGTCGACGTCGGGGATGCGGCGGCGGCCTCGACCGCGACCGACCTCATGACCTGGATCCGCGAGAACAAGCTGAAGGCAGACCTGCAGCGCGAGGCCGAGCTGCTCGCGCAGTACGGTCAGCAGTACGGCTGGGGCGTGGCCCACGTCTGCTGGGAGCAGAAGGTCGCGACGCGCACCCAGTCGATCAGCGCGCAGGAAGTGATCTCGCTCGCGCAGCAGGCCGCGCAGAACAACCCCGGCTCGGTGCTGGCGGAACTGCCTTCGCTGATCGCGAATCCCGAATCCGAGCAGCAGGCGGCCGACATCGTGACGACGCTGCTCCCCGACATGACGATCCGTGACGCCCGCGCCTTCGTGAAGGGACTGCGCGAGGAGGGCCGCGGCGAGTACGAGGAGGAGTACGTGCAGCGGAACCTGCCGATGATTACGGCGCTGAAGCCGTTCGACGAGGTGAGCTTCCCGCCCGAGACCATCGACCTGCAGCGTGCGCGCTGCATCTTCCGCCGCGAGTACTTCACCGAAGTCGAGCTGCGGGCGATGGTGACGAACGCCGGATGGGACGCGGAGTTCGTGGAGAAGGCCGCGGTAACGCAGGGCCGGCAGAGCTGGTACAACAACCCGAACCTGGTGACGACGTCGCTCAACGTAAGCGGCACGGTGCGCAACGACCACCTGATCGAGATCGTCCACTGCTACTCGAGGTCGCTGTCGCCGAAGGGCGCGCCGGCCATCTACTACGCCGTCATCTGCCCGCAGCTGGACGACTCGCTCTACGGCAAGTACGAGCTGCTGGACTACGCGCACGGCGAGTATCCGTTTGTCGAGTACCGCCGCGAGCGCGTGCGCCGGGCGATCTGCGAGTCCCGCGGCATTCCCGAGCTGGCCATGACGGACCAGGATGAGATCAAGGCGCAGCACGATTCCATCCGCGACCGCACGGCGTTCTCCACGCTACCGCCGATCAAGGTGAAGAAGCGGATCGGCATGGTGAACAAGATCGGACCCGCGGTGCAGCTGCCGGTCACGCAGTCCGACGACTACCAGTTCATGGATCCGCCGCGCTCCAACATCCAGGAGGCGATGGTCGTCATCCAGCAGGTTGAGACGAGGCACGCCAATTACTTTGGCCTGCAGCACGCCTCGGTGCCTCCGGCGAAGGCCGCGTCGATCATGCAGAAGGAGGTCAACAACTGGTTCGGCACCTGGTCGCGCATCTTCAGCCAGACCTTCCAGCTCTGCCTGCAGTACCTGCCCGAGGAGGAGATCATGCGCATCACCGGCGGCTCGCTGCCGCGCAACATCTCGGAGATCGCCGGCCAGTTCGACTTCGTCCTGAAGTTCGACGTTCGCGAGATGAACGACGACTACGTCCTGAAGAAGCTGCAGGCCATTTCGCAGTTCGTCATCCCGCTCGACGCCGGCGGAGTAATCGACCGCAACAAACTCATCCAAGCGATCACCGCGGCCATCTCGCCCGATGCCGCCCGCGACATGGTGGTCGACCAGGCCGGCGCCTCGCAACAGATGTTCAAGCAGGTGCAGTCGGACATCGGCATGATGATGCTCGGCAACGAGGCGCTGTACGTCGAAAACGACCCGTCCGCGCAGACCAAGCTCGGCTACGTGCAGCAGGTCATGCAGTCCAACCCGAAGGCCCAGGCCGCGGCCCAGCAGGATCAGAACTTCCAGCAGCTGCTGCAGAAGTACGTCCAGAACCTGCAGTTCTCGGCCACCCAGCAGAAGAACAAGCAGGTCGGCCGGATCGGGGTTGAGCCCATGCAGCAGAACGCCGCCGCATGATTAAGCCCGACCTGCTCGAGGCCTTTGGCTTCGATGGCCAGAACAAGCTCTGGGACGCACTCATGGCCCACTGTCATGAGTGCATCCAGGACGAGGTCGAGACGGCCATCAGCCGCGAGACGCTGGGCGAGCATCGCGTCCACGCCTCCGGCCGGGCGGAGGCCATGAACGACTTCCTGATCTCGCTGCACCAGCTGCGCGAGGAAGCCCTGCGCCGCCGCGGATCTGCGGGATGATCGCAGCAAAAGGTGGGTAGACCTTACCCGACCTTCCCGACCCCCTAGTCTCGCGACAGCCCGTGCCGCAACCTACGCGCACGGGCCTTCTGCGCTGCGCCTTTGAGCAACGCTGTCACGACCTCTTGGCGGTCGCAAAACACCATGCCGACAGACAACGCAGTTGAGGCCGCTCCGGCCAACGGAACGGAAGCGGAAAAGCCTCTGACAACCTCCGTGGGAGAAAAGCTCGGCGCACTCGATGAGGCGAAGCTCAGTGCTTTGCTTCGGAAGAGTTTCCTGAACGAGCCAGGAGAGGAACCCGCCAAGCCTGCCCCGGCGCAAGCCGAGGAAAAGCCGGTGGAAGAAACGTCCGAGGAAGCCACGGCAAAAGCCGAGGCCGACGAAGACACCAACGATCTTTCTCAGGAACTGACTCAACAGACATCCGACGAGGAGACTTCAGAAGCCGAGGCGCCAGAGGCCAAGGCCGAGGAACCCGCCGCCGAGGAAGGTCTGCCCAAGGGGGCGCAGAAGCGCATCGACAAGCTCACTGCCGCACGGAAGGCCGCAGAGGCCAAAGCCGCGCAGCTGGAAGCCGAGATCAACGCGCTGAAGCAGAAGCTCGACGCCAAGCCGGCGGTCGACGAGGCCCCCGTCCGCCCCACGCCCGACAATCCGTACCTGCACCTCCAGACGCAGGCGGACGTCGATTCCGCCATCTCGGAGGCCCGCAAGGTCCGCCGGTGGGCGGAGGAGAACGCCGACGGCACCACCGTTCGCGACGCCAACGGCAAGGAAACCGAGTACAGCGCCGAGGACATTCGCCGCATCAAGCTGAATGCCATCGACGCTCTCGAGGAACACCTGCCGCGGCAGCTCCAGTACGTGCAAGCGAGGGCGCAGATCGACCCGCAGGCCGAGGCCACCTACAGCTGGTGGAAGGACAAGACCTCAAGGGAGTACCAGGCCGCGCAGAACATGCTGAAGGCCTTCCC